AAACGACTAATTAATTCTTTATTTTTCATACCTGAGTATACCACACATTTATCAAAAAGTCAATGGCTAAAAGTAAAAAAAGTAAACTTTTTTTGCAGGGGTAGGGTTTTTTGAGAATTTTTGACTTTTGTGTTGACAGCCGAAGCCGCGGGGGGTGGTGATTTCTATAAACATCTTGCCACCAAAAGCGTAATATGTGTAAAAATATTTAACTATATATGTCATATAAGCAAAACAGGTCTTTGGGCCACATTGAGTTAACAGAAAGACAAGTTGAGTTTCATAAGATTATGAGAAACCCTAAAACGCGGGTTGTCTTTCTTAGTGGACCAGCAGGAACAGCGAAGACCTTTTTATCTATATATACAGCATTATATAAACACTATGATGATAATCTGCTTAATATCTTATATCTGAGAAGTTTGGCAGAAAGTGCCGACAAGGGGATGGGTTTTCTGAAAGGTACGATGGATGATAAATTTGGACCATACGTTGGGCCGTTAGAAGATAAATTGGAGGAGTTGCTGAGTCCCGCAGAAAAGAAACATATTGAAATGAAACAAGTCGTCCAAGCAGCTCCAATTAACTTTATGAGAGGAGCTACATGGAGAGATAAAGTTGTGATTGTAGATGAGGCTCAGAATATGACTATAAAAGAACTTACTACAATACTAACAAGAATAAGCAGAAATAGTACATTGTTTATATGTGGAGATACAATGCAGAGTGATATTAAGAAAACGGGCTTTGCTAGATTTTGTGAAGTATTTGGTGATGAGGAGAGTCAAAGTTATGGCATACATCATTTAGAGTTTACCAAAGATGATGTGATGAGAGATAAGATTATACGGTATTTGGTAGAAAAAATTGAAAAAAGTAATTTAAATTAATAAAATAAAGCTATGAATAAAATGTTTTGTGTGTCGTGCGGGTTTAAAATACTCTATGAAGTAACTAAACCTAAGTTTTGTTCTAGTTGCGGGCATAATTTAGCAGGAATAACTAAAGCTAAAGTGGCTGAAGAGCCAGAAGAGGAATCTACTATTGATTCTATTGATGTTGATAAACTAAAAAGGGATATTTCTGTTGATTATAGTTCAACTAAAACAACTTTAAAAGATATAATAGCTAGCTCTACTGCCGCGGATGCTAATCCAGAGTATGAAAGTAGACCAGCTTCAACCAATGCTGAAGGAGATGCCTTGATTAAGCAGATTCAACAAGAATGTGCCTCATCAAGAATGACTGATGTAGATGAAGGAGGCGTTTGAAGATAAACGCGAAGATCTAGATCAACTTTTATTAAAATATAGACCTAAGTGGCAATTAAGCGCATTAGCATGGTTAGACTATGATGACGTTTGTCAAATAATTCGCTTACACGTTTATAATAAGTGGCATCTTTGGGATCAGTCGCGCCCATTTAAACCTTGGGCTTCTATGATTATCTCTAATCAGATAAAGAATCTGATCAGGAATAATTATACTAGTTTTGCTAAACCATGTTTACGCTGTCAGTATAACATGGGCGGAACTTTGTGTGATTGGACAAAGAGCGGGGATCAGGATAGAACATGTGCTGATTTTGAAAAATGGAAGAAAAAGAAAGAACGAGCGTATAATATTAAGCTTCCGTTAACATTAGATGATGGGGTTGCTACTCTGAACACTTCATCTATCAAAGATCAAGTAGATTACAAGTTATCATCTGGCAGGTTGCATGAGTTAGTGATGACTCAGCTTAGTGAGCGACATAAAGCTATATATGCTATGCTTTATATTGATCATAAGGATGAGACAGAAGTTGCTAAGAAATTTGGCTTCAAGGGAGATTCTACTAAAAGAAAAACAATAAGATATAAGCAAATATCTAATTTAAAAAAGAAATTTTACAGAATAGCAATTAAAATAATGGAGGACAATGATATACTATGAGTGAAGTAACATTGACAGAAGAACAAAAACAACAAATAGAAGAATTATTTAAATCAAACCCCGATTTAAGAGAGATCACCCAAAAAGTGTTTGGTGATGACTCTTTGGATGGTCGTTCTAAAGAAGGTAGGGCTGTCAGAGCATTTTTAATTAAAAATAATTTAGAATTTAACACAACTGCCCCGCAAAGAGCCGAAGAGATAGATTTAACACCAGAGCAAAAACAATTTTTAATGAGCAACAATATAGAGCGCGGAATGAACGCGCTGGAAGTTGCTCGTTTGACTTTTAAGGACAGGGAGATATTACCCCTTAGTCAACAGCATAGGGTGACTATGGAGTTTCTGAGAAAGTACCGCCCAGAGATAGTTGATGATAATGAAATGCTAACAAATGATAAGTGGTCGCCCCCGAAGTCCTTATCTAGAGCTATCAAGAAAATCAATGATTGGGCTGGGCAAAATCTTGATGAAATAACAATACAAACAAAACATAAAAAAATGTGCGAAAAGCTCTTGCTATATCTCAAGAGTCCAAGATTTACACATTTTATCAATCAATATTCTACAGTAGCAGATAGAGAACTATTTGAGAGTGAATATGTCAGGACTGTATGGGACAAGCCCGATTTAACTAATGATGAGCTTAACTTGTACATCACTGTATGTACAAACTATGTACGCCAAAAGCATATTCAACAGAGAATCGATAAACTTAATGCTATGCTCAACGATTCTGAGAATGAGCAGAATATTACTATAAGACTAACAGAAATAATCAAAGCTACTAGTGAAGAACTCAACCAATGTGAGAAAAGGATAGAATCACTCACAAAAGATCTTAACGGAAGTAGGCAAGCACGATTAAAAGCCCGTGGAGAAGAAAATGGTAGCATCGCAGCACTCGTCGAAGCGTTTCAGGAGAAAGAAGAGCGAGATCGTATGATCCTCATGGCAGAGATGCAAAATAAGCTCGTTGAAGACGAAGCTGATAGACTTGAGACCATGGATGAGTACAAAGCTCGTATACTTGGAATATCTAAAAAAGAATTACTCTAATGAAATACAAGTGCAAAGAATGTGGCAGAGAATTTGATAGCCGAAGAGGTTTTCATCTTCATTTAAAAGCTCATGCTTTGACTATAGGTGATTACTATGTAAAACATTTTGATAGAAGAGATTTATATACAAATGACAGAATTCCATTCAAAAATTATGACCAGTATTTTAGAGATAATTTTACTAGTTATGATAATTTTATAAAATGGGTAAATTCTGCCCCAAGTAAAGATGTCAAAGCTTTACTTAAATCAAAAGCACAAGATAAATTCTCTTATAAGGGGATTGGTCTATCTCCACCGAATCTTTATTATGATTTAGCTGAGATGGCTAATATCAACCTCTATAAGAAATTATGGGGAAGCTATTCTAATTTTTTACAAGAATTGGAAATAGAGAACTTCTATACAAAATCTTTGCCCCGAAACTTCTGGGAAGAGTCTCATGATGACATAGAAATCTTTGTAGATACAAGAGAGAAAGCTCCACTTAAATTTAAGAACGCTATAGATAACAAATTAGACTTTGGAGACTATACAGTAGGAGGAGAACTTTACTCTAAAACATTTGTAGATAGAAAAGCACAAGACGATTTCAGACACACATTCGGCAAAGACATCGACCGCTTCAGGAGAGAGATGGATAGATGTGTACAGTTCGATTCTTATATGTTTGTTGTAGCAGAAACAAATATAGAAAAACTAGAAAACCATAACAAAAGATCTAAATTCAAATCTAATTTAAGTTATCTCTGGCATAACGTCAGGGCATTAATGGTAGAATACCCTACTAACTTACAAATAATATTTGCCCACAATAGAGCAGGTGCAAAGAAGATAATACCAAAAATACTTTTTTACGGTAAGGATTTATGGAATGTAGATTTACAATATTTTATAGACGAGAAAGTACATGGCTTGGAACAAAGGAGAACAAGGATATCGGCTTGACCATTCAGCCACAGAGCTGAACGAACAACTCAAAGCATTAGAGGGAGGCATCAAAGAAGAGGATGCTCGATATTACTTATACAAATTTTTAAGAAACAATATTTCATTCACCTCGGAAATGTTCTTGGGTGTTAGGCTATTCCCATTCCAAGCTATGGCTATCAAAGGAATGATGGTGTCTGACTATTCTATGTTCGTATTCTCACGAGGAATGTCTAAGACCTTCTCTACAGCAATATATGTGCTGTTAGAGTGTCTCCTCAATCCTAAAGCAAATATAGGCGTTATAGCGGGTAGTTTCAGACAGTCTAAGCAAATCTTTCAGAAGATGGAAGATATATTGAGTAAACCAGAAGCTAGTTTACTTAAAGAATGTGGATTTAAAATACAGAAAGGAACTGACCAGTGGACATTAACTCTTGGCAGTAGCAGAGCTATAGCACTGCCGCTGGCTAATGGGGAAAGGCTTCGTGGATTTCGATTTAATAGGATAGTGTTGGATGAGTTTTTAACTATACCAGAAAAGATTTTTAACGAAGTTATTATCCCTTTTCTGGGTGTGGTGGAAAACCCTATCGAGCGCGAGGAATTATACAACCTCGAATCCAAATTGATCGACAAAGGCGAGATGAAGGAAGAGGATCGGTATATTTGGCCTAATAACAAATTAATTATTCTTTCATCTCCATCCTTCAAATTCGAGTACATGTATAAACTTTATAAGAAGTATGAAGATTTAATAAATGGTTTGGGGGTAAAAGAGGGCGATGAAGAAGATGATTTTAAAGATGATGCTTATAGACTGATAATGCAGTTGAGTTATGATTGCGCTCCATCAAGACTCTATGATCAGAACTTGCTTAAACAAGCAAAAGCTACAATGAGTGAAATGCAGTTCAAGAGGGAGTTTGGCGCACAATTTATAGATGAGAGTGATGGATATTTTAGATTATCAAAAATGGCTGCTTGTACAATACCAGATGGTGAAATGCCAGCAGTTGAAATTGTTGGAAACCCTAGTGATGAATATATTTTGTCCTTTGACCCTAACTGGGCGGGAAACACAAGTGCTGACCATTTTGCTATGCATGTGTTCAAGATAGATAGAGATTCCCAGAAAGTTTGCTTAGTTCATAGCTATGCTATAGCAGGAGTATCTCTGAAACAGCATATGCAGTATTTTCTGTATCTAATACAACATTTTAATATTGTTGGTATATGCGGGGATTATAATGGCGGTGTCCAGTTTATAAATTCCTGTAATGAGAGCGCTATCTTCAAAAACGAAAATATAAAGATTGGGGTTATAGATGTTGATTTAGAAAAACCAGAAAACTGGCATTCAGACATAATGAGTTTCAAGAGTCAATACAATGTAAAGTCAAAAAACTATTGTATACTAAGAAAACCAACAGCAAACTGGAATAGGAATGCTAATGAGATGTTACAGGCAGCAATAGACCATAAAAGAATATTATTTGCTTCTAGAGCGGTAGACACACACTTTGATGAGCAGAGAAAGAAAAATATACCCATAGACAAAATTAAATGGGAC